GGTNNGGTNGANNTNTTTGGATNAGGTCCACAATAATAATGTGAATCAAATTGTGAACTCTAATAACGCCAGCCATGGCTTACTTGGCGTTGTACAAAATTTAACTGTCAATTATAATGTAGATAATCCCGAGCTAGGATCTTTCGAAGTGGCTAAGGGCACGATCATCCCCAAAGCTATTGAAATTAACTTTGATTTTAGTGTCATCCATGAGCACCATCTGGGTTGGGATAAAGAGGGCAATTTTTCAACGCCTTCGTTCCCCTATAATATTGATACTGGCGCAGCCATGGCTGATGCTAAAAAGCATATGTTATTGTATGCCAAGGGGCAGGCCGCCGCAGCCGCTCTAGCAGCGCGTAACGCCGAGAACAAACTCGAAGTTTTGCAAGCACAGCAAGAAAAGCAGGACAATTGGCTCGCACGCTCATTGAATGCTACCAGTCGTGCCTTGGGCTCTAAACGCCCAGATCAGCGTGAAGCTCGTTGGAAGAAAGCGGAGAAGGATGCAAGGCGCGCCTCTCAACTCGCTCACAATAAGGCAGAAACACTTGCATCTTATGCGAATGATGGTCAGAACTCACCAGATTCAGCTGCTGATGTCGCTGCCCTTGAATTCATTGATTCATAAAGAGACTAAAAACAATGCCTAGATATTATTACGATAAAACTATTAACAACTCAAGCGAGTTCTATGAATTCTTGCGACTTAAACGTGGAGTAAAGAACATAGTTCAGTACGGAACACCTTTAACTCACATTCCACGTTTGCGAGAGCGCATGAGCCTGGATACAACCTCTTATATGTGGTCGTATGGCGATCGTTATTATAAGCTAGCTGATCAATATTATAACAACGTAAATTATTGGTGGGTTATTGCTTGGTATAACGGCCGACCGACTGAGGCAGATATTAACCCCGGGGATGTAATCGAGATACCTTTAAACCTTGAGAATGCATTGCGTGCCATTGGGGGAGCGTAATGAGCACCGTTGGCGTAGCTGTCACAGCAGCAGACACAGAAGCAGTTTTCCAGAAGTGCATGACGAACTGCGACAATACGTGGGCCACCGGTGTCTTCGGAAACAGTGATCGCGACGAGTGCAAAGCCGCTTGCAAATCTGCTGTGGCTGATGAGTACAAATTCAGCGATGCAATAAGCGTTGAAGATAATCTTGCGCTCGCGAGCGCCGTTGAGCGTATTGGTGTCAGCAATATGGAGGCAAAAGATGCCGCCAACGAGAAAATAATAGGTAGTGGCTATGGCACTCCTGGCGCTGGGTGCGCCGCAGAATATGTTATGATGGCGCAAAACTTAAGCAACGCCCTAGACGTAACCCTCGTTGCACTTAGCAATCTGGGCATGAATTCACTATCAGATCCAGGGTACTGGGTCGGCCCTGAAAGTCCTGTGGGCTCCAGCGGTCTTAAGAAGCGCGCCTGGGGAAGTGTGGTGGCTGTCCCTGGCCAGCAGTCCGGTTACGCCAAGAACATGGCCGAGGGCGTACCAAAAAATCAGTTAACCGAATTGAATAATAGCGGACTTACTGGCGACTTCATCGCCAAGCAAGGCTTTACAGGGGAATTCGGCGGCCATGGTGTAAATCTAGATTCCATCATTGATGCACCAATGCATGATAATTTTGCTGTATGGCTCGGTCACAAAAATCATACGATCACCGGTGGCAGCCCAGGTGGGGTAACAAACGGTACTCACCCCCACGGGTGGGAGAGCATTGTTGGAGCTTTTTTAAAACAGGTAAGTGCCGTGGTGNCCACTACGCCTACCGAAGAAAACATCCTCAAAGCTGGCCAAGATATTGACGCGACCGAAGGCGAAACTTCAGATTATGGTATTGTGACTGCCGGAATAATTGGTAGCTCTACCGCTGATAAAAACTCAGCTGAAGCCGGCGTCGATTTAGGATCTGCAGCAGGTATTTTAAAATTTGGTGCCCCAAAATACTGGCCCCCCAATAGCTCCGTCGCGAAAGCACGCTATGCTGCAACTGCCGGCCAAATCGGTGCTGCCGGCGCTGACAACGACGTATACAGCGCGCTCACCGACACATCATTTAGTTTAGAAAATTGGGCCCAGTTTGCTAACAGCGCACTTACTAGCTTGCAAGCCTCAACGATCGCGGATCAAGAAAAAGTTACAAGACTTAAGGCAGCTATCGATCCCTTAATCGCAGTTGTGGGAGGATCAGCAGCAGACATGTCCGCTGCCGCCGGCTGTGTTTATGATGCAGACAAAGCGCTCGATAATACTATAGCTGAAAATCTTAAAAAGCTCGAAGACGAGATGTCCGGACAAACCAACTGGCGCGACAGCGGCGCCTACAAAGACGCGCTGCGGCGCGCCGTCGACGCTGCAAAAAAGAATCTTATTAATGCTGTGGAAAGTGGTTCTGGTACTTTTGTCGCGAAGCCCGAAAAGCTTTTGTTCAAAGAGCAGTGTTTTTTATTAAGTTTTGTGGCACTTATTGCCGACTATAAAAAGAATTACTTGGATCACGGTGGCTCTAAGGATACCCCTCGTCACCCAGAAGGTCCGAAAAAGACTCTTCCATATTTAAATGGATCTAAAACAAACTCTTCCTTGCTTGTGGACGGAGATCCTTATGGTTTCCTTAATAAGTTGGTAGCGAGTCCTTATGCACAGCGCTTGATGAATATTGAAAACTGGGAACTATCTAGCATTCAACCCAAAATACGATTGTTTAAGGTTATATATGATGATAATGGCAACGAGAAAGAAGTTGAAATTTCTTTTGATTCTCATTTTTCAAATCAAGAAATGAACTTATTTAAGGATAGAAACACCCGCGGCGCCGGCGTCGGCCTTAAGTATTTTAACTTTACTTACGACGGTAGCAATCCTTTCGCGGCAAAGAAGAGCATTAAAGCAAAAATAAATTTATTTGCTAATAGCTTTCAAGAACTGCTTCGAACGCGCCAGGGTGATGTTGTTGAGACAAACTCCACCGAAGGTTTAGCTACTTTAAATCGCACCGGCACCGAGAATTATAAGTATATTGAGTTGGCGCTGAAAACCGGCAAGCCAACACCAAACTCAGGGCAATGCAAGCCCAATCAAGATTTCTTGGATATGGTGGAACAAAACGAAGAGTTAGCTAAATTAAACTTTCGACTTAAGGCCGTGGTAGGTCTAAGCGCTCCCACTGGCTTAAGCGGCCTTAAAACTTCAGATGCAATTTTAGTACAAGAAGCTTTAAACGATTCTTTTATTACTCTTAATCTTACTCCGACTATTCATGAGTTTGATTTCGATGAACAAGGAAGGGTTAATTTTACGGTTAATTATTTAGCTTATGTGGAGGACTTTTTTGATCAGAAAGGCTTTAATATCTTTGCCGACCCCTCTGGAGAAGTAGGGTTTAGGAGTATTAAGCGCCAACTGCAAATGAAGACTTATCAACGGGATTGCGGAGGCACGACCAAAGAACAGACACCGCCAACACCTCCTGCCGATGGTGATCCTCCGGCTCCGGCTCCACCATCCCCGGCAGATCAGTTAGCCGAGATTAAAAAGAAGTTTGCACTAGAAATAGAATCCGATCAATTGAGATCCGTGAGTGCTTTGTTGGATAGTATGGCATGCCGCGGCGATATTTATTATGTAAACGTTCCTTATGAGAGTGTGAAAAGGTTTATCCAACGCGGCCCCTTTGAAGACTACGCACAGTACACCAAGCAATTTAAGGCTGGGGATTTTATTAAAGATAACGCTGCCCAGTCGATAAAATTTGCACAGGACATTGGTAATGCGTTGCAAACAGTAGAGAACTCGCGAGCACAACATGCTCAAGCGGGCGCTGATCCGGCCTCGGGCCACAACCCCACACAGCAGAGCAAAAACCAAATAGCTGCCGCCTTAGCAGCGGTCAACCCAGATACTAACACACTATCCTTCTTTTACGTGAGCACCCTGATCGATACAATTTTACATAATATCGAATCTGAACTCAAAACCCTACCTGAGAAGTTGTCTCAAGCGCTCCCAAACGCAACTGGACTTCCGGGCGCCAATCCCATTGAAGACACGACTAACTGTGATATAAAACAAAAAATACACGAAATGAAGCTGTATAAGAAGAATTTCGCTCGCTTCCGAATTTTAATGGGACCGGTAGAGGTAGTACATCAGCGCCCAGACGAAGGGATGATGAGCACTTTTGTAAACTTTGGCGATATTCCCGTCTCAGTAAAGTATTTTGTGGAATGGTTGGCTACAAAAGTGCTTCAACGCAACGAAGTGCATTATCCTCTAACTAAATTTTTAAATGATTTCTTTAACAATCTAATTCGAGAGTTTTTAAATAACGATAGCTGTTTTGTCTACAACATAGCTCAAAAGGTGCGTGTCAATCAGGCAGTGGTAACAGCATACAACGGGCTGGGTGATCCCGACGTAGATAGTATCTCAGCGAATATAATAACGAAGCGAGGAAGCAAGGCCCGACGAATAAGCACAGCAGACTTCAAAATGCCCCAGCTTTGTGCCGGTGAAGGATACGTGTCGCCACGTGATAGCGATTTGCCTATTTTAAATATTGCAGGCCCACGTGGAAGTGCGGACACTTATGCGCCACTATCCTCAGAGATGAATTATTTTGTATTCTTTGCGGGCCGAACGATGCCAACTGAACGACAGAAAGGAATTCGATGCGAGGATTCAAGTCGAGGCATACACCACTATTTGCTGGGAAGAGACAAGGGCCTCATTAAGAACATAAAACTAAGCAAGACAGATAGCCCGGGCTTAGCAGAGGTCCGATTTGAACAAGATGGGTATGACGGCTTGCGCCAACTGCGAGTAGTCTATGATGTGCAAATCGATTCATTTGCCAGCGTACAAACCTTTCCAGGCACCTACATATATGTTGATCCGCGAGGATTTGATCCGTCTGTCCACGTAGACAATGACGGGTTTGATCTGACAGATATGGGAATTGGAGGATATTGCATGATTGTGCGTTCCGAACATGAGTTCGGCGAAGGGTACGCAAACAGCACCATTCACGCTAAGTGGGTTGCTTCAGTGGATTCCACTAACAACCCCAACAACAACGGTGTCAAAAGTGATTCGATCCAGTCGTCACCTGGCAAATGTGGCATATATGCCCGTCGTCAGGGAGTTAATGCTAGCACCCCACGGGAGTAAGTGATAAATTATGTCAGACATTTATACTAAAGATAACAGCGAAACCTCCTTGGAGCTTTTTAATAAGCGTACAATATATCGTAATCAGCTGCGCGTTGACAACCCAGGTAATGTGGTAGATTTTTTTGAAGGAGAGAAGATATTATATGGCCGGATATCTCCTCGCTTCGAGCCTGTTGCAGTAGATCAAAGCAACTTGGCGTCTACCCGAGGAAGTGAACCACAGTCACCGGTTATGGCAGTTAATTTTGTTGCTGCAGTATTTGAGCAAATGGTCCTTCAGTTTCAAAAAAGCATGGCTTCGGGACAAATTACCACAACAGATCCATATCTTTCTCAACTGAAGGCTTATAAGGCGTATGTCAACCCGCGCACAGTTTATACCACCTACACAGATGCGTACTACGATGCAATTGTCAAGAATTTCCGCATTTTAGATATTAAGGTAAAAGACTTCGATCACTTCATTGAACATCTGATGCCCATTATAAAGGTTGCATTACCGCGGAAGCCACTAACTTTTCCTGGTTTTATAAAGAGCACCGATTGTTCTACCCTCTCGACTGGTTTGGCGATAGAAGTAGCTGATTTAAGATATTCGGATGACGAAGAGAAGGTCAGCGCTTTTATCGAAAGTAAAAACTGGCCCTTCTTTGTTAACGCTTGCAATTCATATGGATTTATGATAGACTATAATGTACCTTGGAGAATAGTGGCAGATTTAAAATCAGATATTATGAAACAAATAGCCGCGCGTTATGGCTACCAATCATTTGTGGCCAGCGGATTCAACAGCGCATGCGTAATATATTTGCGCAGTTTTATTTATGAACTAAAAACGTTATATGACAGAGTGAGACTGCCACAGTTTATTGAAATTGAAGAATGTATGGATGGTACCCTGATAGAGAGGGTGGTAGTACCCAAACAATATTCTCAAGATCAGCTAAATTATAATTATAATCTTTCTTATTTTCTAAAAATATATTTGCAAATGAGAATAGAAGAAGAACAACCCGAATTGCCCCCAGAAGAAAAGGCACATATTATTCGTGAATATATTAATGTGACGAAGGCAACACACTCCCTTAAAGCGGTTGCGCACGGATTTGAAAGTATAATAAATAAAACATTTGACAAACGAGGCTCAGCAAGTTATATTGATAAACAGTTCAAAGCCCAAGCAGAAGCCGGCTTTAATCAAGGCACCCTTGACAACCTATTAATGAGCGACTTGTACACAGCAGATGATTTTTCAAACTATTGACGATAAAACTGAATGCATCGGAGTTTATACCAACGGTGCACTACATTTTGAAGACCACCCCGCCAACCTGACAAAAACATGGAAATACAGTGGGTCGATTCAGGATGAAGATGTAGAGTATGCGTGGATCCGGGCGCAGGGAGGCGATCTAATAACGTGTTGCCCACCAGAGCTATGTCCGGAGTTAGAGGCTACCCAAAAGAAGATGCGTGCCTATGTAAAGTCATTTAAGATAGCTAAAGTTAATCTGAATGAGCATTGCATTTTTGACCTTATACCGCATGATTTTCTGATGCGTTTCTGCGAGATTAAGAACAAGATCACGGCCCACGTTTTCGAAGAATACGCAGAACCACCCAATTACCAGCACCTGTCAGACGTCCAGAAGCTTCTGCATAAAATTAGATACCAGAAACTGAATTTAAACATGGAGAATAACCGAAGCCTTCTCTGTTCGACCCGAGATCGTAAAAAAATACAGTCCCTTATTTCTAACCACCACTACGTGGATTATAATTTATTTGGTACCGTAACAGGGAGACTTACAACTCGACCCGATTCTTTTCCCATATTAACTTTGAAGAAGGAGTTGAGATCTATACTGAAACCCACTAACAACCTCTTTATTAGTTTAGATTATAATGGGGCCGAAGTGCGCACCTTGTTAGAACTTTGCGGAGAAGCACAACCCCAAGAGGACATACACACTTGGAACGCCAAACATTTATTTGAACAGGATATTACACGAGAAGAATGTAAAGTCCGCTTTTTCGCGTGGTTATACGATCCCGCCTCTACCGACATAACAACTTCTCATTATGATAAAGAAAAAGTACTTGACAAGTGGTACGATAACGGTTATATTACTACTCCATACCAACGAAAAATTGAAGTTGAGGAGAGAAAAGCATTGAACTACCTTATCCAAAGCACCACTGCTGATCGCGTTTTATCGAAGGCTGTTGAGATTGATCGGATGCTTGAAGGCCGGCCCTCCTTTATCTCTCATATCGTACATGACGAAATAGTCATAGATTATGATGATGAGGACCGGGATATTATAGTAGACATCAAAAAAATCTTTGAAGATGGGTACATGGCGAACATTCAAGGCGGGAAAGATTATTATAATCTAAAAGAGATAGAAGTATGATCTCAATTATTGGGCTTGGCAATGCTGCCAGCGCAATTGTGGAAAAGTTCAAGGACACTCCTCAATATAGCGTATACACTTTGAACGACAAAGTTGGTCGTAACTCAAAACGCAAGTTTAAGCTAAAAGCTTATGAGAATCCCGAAGAGTACGAGCAGAATATTCCGAACGTCAGTAAATTCTTTTCAGATGTAAGCAACAGAATACAGTTCTTCGTTGTAGGGGGCTCATTTAGCTCTAATTACTCATTAGGAATTCTTGAGCAACTGAACGACAAAACAATTGACGTTATCTATATTAAGCCCGACACAGAACTTCTGACGGGATACCCGGTGCTGATAGAGAATACGGTTTTTGGTGTTTTACAAGAATACGCACGCTCCGGAATTTTCAATTCCATGACAATAATCTCTAATTTAGAATTGGAGCGCGCCCTCGGCGAGTTGCCCATTAAATCTTATTATGAATCCCTAAATCAATTTATCTTTTCCGCAGTTCATCATGTAAATTATTTTACTCACGCAGAACCAGAGATTGGCCAGGTATCACGCCCAGCGGAAATCAACCGCATTAGAAGCCTTGCTGGAATTAATTTAGCAAATCTTGAAGAAAAGTGGTTCTTTGAGCTTGACAGCCCGCGTGAACTGTGTTATTATTTAGCTATAAAGACAGAGAGATTAGAAAACGAAGGAGGATTGCACAAACGTCTTGTTGATATGTTGAAGGATAAACCCCGAAATGCATTTCGCAAGATCTCATACGCAATCTATGAAACACCTTATAACGACTTTGGGTTCTGCGTTGCCCACACTAACGTAGTACAAAACAACCAAAAGACTCTTGACAAGCTAGATCAAGAGTGATATAATAGATATCAAGGAACGCTTGATATACTTTAATAACCATTAAAAAGGAGAAAAAAATGGGAATTGATATGGAACTAATGCGACGAAAGCTCGCCACCCTTCGCGGAGAAGGAACTAAGGATTCAAACTCACCCTGGTTTAAGCCAGATGAGGGAGATACCGACATTCGGATCGTACCGACAAATGACGGCGATCCACTTAAGGAAATGTTCTTCCACTATAATGTGGGGGATCATAAGGGCGGTATCATGTGTCCGAAGCGAAACTTCGGTGATGAGTGCCCAATTTGCGAATTCGCTTCCAAGCTTTGGCGCGAGGGAGTTGATAACCACGACGAGGAGAGTAAGAAGCTTGCAAAGAGCCTCTTTGTACGCACCCGCTACTTCTCGCCAGTCGTGGTAAGAGGTCGAGAAGACGAAGGAGTGAAGGTTTATGGCTACGGCAAGCAGGCCTACGAACTTCTTCTTGGATATATCCTCGATCCCGAATACGGAGATGTCACAGATTCCTTGGAGGGAACCGACATCACCCTGACTTACACTAAGCCTAATAAGCCTGGTGCATACCCACAGACGAGCCTCAAGATGCGTCGAAACACATCCACCTTGCTTGAAGATAAGGAAGCTATCCCCGCCCTCCTCGATGGTATTCCTGATTTTGATGGTCTTTTTGACCGCCTTACGCCTCAGCAAGTCGATGCCATCTTGGACGAACAGCTTTCAGGAGATTCTTCTGCTGAAAGTCGTTCCCATTCAACAGCCAAATACGGTCCCGCCAACGGTAAGAGCAGTGTAGACCGAGCATTTGATGAATTGATGTCCGGCTAAGTAAATAGGTTCGTCTGTAACCGATGGCAGAGCGGGACTAAAATACTCTGCCATATTTTTAACATAAAGGAGAAAAGATGTTAGATAAATTGAAGGGACTATGGTCTCAATGGAAAGTACAGGTTAGCGTAGTAGGGGGAATTTTAGTTCTTTCTAGCGTCTACGGTACGTGTTCTTACGAGCCCGCCACTGTGTCAGAAGCAGAGGTAGTCCCAGCGGCGTCAACAACGACGCCAACAACCACAACATCGGTTGAGGTTTCTACGACGGTTGATAACGAAACAACTGAGAACGGTGGTACCAGTACGGATACCACCAATGAAACCACCACCACCAATACTACAAACGAGTAGTAAGAAAGCCGCTGGCAGACCGGTCTAAAGTCTGCCGCTTTTAAGGAGACAAAGCACAATGAGACTAGTTCTACCAGTCCTTGCTGCAACCCTATTCATGGGTTGTGGGGATAAGGATGAAGACACGGCGGGAGATACCGCTGCCTCTGCTGATACTGCAGCAGAGTAAAACTAAAGCCGCTGGCAGACCGGTAAAAAGTCTGCCGCATTTTTTAAAGAAAGTCCTTGACATTTATAACCAAGGTGATATAATAAGAATATCTCAAGACAAGCTTTTGAGATTTTAACCCCCGCGGGCTAGCCCCGCAACAACCCCGGCAGAACGCCGGAAAGAGAGAAGAAGATGAACAGAATTCAATTCATCTTAGAAACAACCAAAGATCCCCTCTGGGAATCTAACAACGTAAGGACCATTTCGGTGGACTTTATCGAAGGTAGTGAGCAATCACTATCGCAAGTGCGACAAGGTGGGATTGATAATTCTCACCTTTCGGAATTGCAAGATAGCATTATCTTGCGAGGCCAAGAAGTCCCAATTACCATTGAGGACACAGGAGAAACTAATGAACTGGGTCAAACAGTTTATAAGTTGATCGATGGAGGTCACCGCTTCTTAGCAATTACAAAATTGCGAAAGAAGAATAAACATGACTTGCGATGGTCGGTTATCCGAGCATATGTAACTCAATTTCAAGATGATTTTGAGAGAGTGCAATATCAACACAAGGCCAATGATCATTCATTGCCAGCCAAGAACAACTCAAATGATGATGCTGTTCTGTGGTTGAGTGACCTTGTACACACGGGTTTTACAGGTGCACCGCCAAATTTGGTGGCGTTGCTTGATAGCACAGCCCGAAACAAAACAGATCCTGACGCTTATGAGCAGGATCTGAGAGAGGCGTTGTCATTCCAGTTCCCAGATATGGGATCTCGACGACGTAACAACATCGTTCGGGGTTTTATGAAAAAAATCCCGGGTAAGTTCAAAACATATGATGGTGAACGCGCAAGAGCGGATTTGCTGCGCCATGTTATGAACACTGAGGGGACTGCACTTCCTGAGAAGTATACGTTCGTTCTGGTTCGCGAAGTGAACCATGTGTTCCATAATGCCGCTGGTAACTGCCTGTCTGCTACTTTGGCCAACAAGGACAAGGATCGCGACATTGTTGCGATTGTTTGGACTAACAAGACAAGCGGGCGCAAGTCTAGCGATATTGATAATGATCGTGTTGAAGCGATTCGTAAAATCAACGAGCTTAACTCGCACAACCGTCTTGGTCGAGGTAAGAAGCTTGTTAATCGAGTGTTTATTGCTCCACAAAAACTGGACGATAACGAAGAGATTGGCTTCTATGAGGTCCCAATGACCGGAAACAACAAGTTCAGCTTGTCTATGTCGACCCGTGGTTGGGATACCACGCGCCCCGTAGGCAAACAAGAACTAGCTGCTAAGTAACAACTTTGCATAAGCCGCTGGCAGACCGGTAAAAAGTCTGCCGCATTTTTATCAACATAACTCAAGGAGAGCACATGGCCAAGAAAGCCACAAAAGCAGGTCGCGTTGACATGCATGACCTAATGAAATTAGTGAACAAGAAGGCAGGTCGAAATGTAGCACACGATCTGACTGGCGATAATCCAACTTCTGTGAAAGAGTGGATACCTACAGGCTCTCGTTGGTTAGATTCTATTATCTGCAAAGGAAAGATTGCCGGCATTCCCGTGGGCAAAGTGACAGAGATTGCAGGGTTGGAATCAACCGGAAAATCATACATGGCCGCACAGATCGCCGCAAACGCCCAGAAACAGGGGAAGGTCGTGGTATATTTTGATTCCGAATCAGCCATTGACCCAAGTTTTTTGGAGCGAACAGGGTGCGATCTAGCTAGGCTTATGTACGTCCAAGCATCGTCTGTAGAGTTTGTTTTGGAAACGATAGAAGAACTTCTCAGTGCAGCTGAGGACCAGATAGTATTTATTTGGGATTCTCTAGCATTTACTCCATCTGTTTCGGATGTCGAAGGTGACTTTAATCCGCAATCCTCGATGGCCGTTAAAGCCAGGATCCTTGCGAAGGGAATGTCCAAGCTGACGATCCCCATTGCAGATACACAAGCAACTTTAATTGTTCTGAACCAGCTTAAGACAAATATTCCTCAAGGCCCCAATGCGAGAATTGTTGCAATGACAACTCCATATACAACCCCAGGCGGCAAGGCAATGCACTACTCGTATTCCTTACGTATTTGGTTAACAGGCCGCAAGGCAAAGTCCGCGTTTATTGAAGATGAAAAAGGATTTCGTATTGGCTCCGAAGTAAAGATTAAACTTGAGAAATCACGCTTCGGTACTCAGGGACGCTCCTGTGCGTTCCGTATCTTGTGGGGAACTGAAGAGATTGGTATTCGCGATGAAGAAAGTTGGTTTGATGCAATCAAGGCTTCCGACAGTTTAACTTCCGCAGGGGCATGGTATACGCTGACTACCGCGGACGGTTATACAAAGAAATTCCAACCATCTAAATGGACTGCGCTGGTAACCTCCGACGAAGAATTCAGAACTCAGGTTATAAAAGTCATGGATGAAGAGATTGTACAAAAATTTCAGAATCGTGAAGGAAATGCTGACGCTTTTTACGCTGACCCTGAAGATCTAACGGTTCCAGTAAAAGAATAAAGAAAGTACTTGACTTTCCCTCTGGGATTGGCTATAATAAGATATAATCAATTAAGGAGGGTTATTCATGCGAAACTACGGCTATGCTTGCATCAACATGGGGTTCTCAAACCGCCCCAAATCGCAACGTATCACAACTAACAGGACTATGATCAAACGCACGTTCCAAGAACGTGGTATTGGCTATGCTTCAGAGCTTGCGCTCCAAAATCTACGCGACCTGCGTAAAATTCTAGAGTGGAATCTAGAAAATGACATCTACTTTTACCGACTGTCATCGGACATTGTTCCCTGGGCTTCCGAGTACGACCTCGTAGACATGCCCAACTTCGGTGCCATCCATGCAGCCGCATTGTCTGCCGGCAACTTTGCTCGCAAGCACGGCATGCGTATTACCTCACATCCCGGCCCGTTCAACAAGCTAGCATCTCCCAAGGAGCGTGTGTTCGAACTTACCAAGACTGACTTATCAGTCCATGGCGATTTGTTCGACCTCATCGGCCTACCACAGACACCCTATGCTAAGCTCAATATTCATGTCGGCGCCGCCTACGGTGACAAGCCGTTTGCTCTCGACAACTTTTGTCGCAACTTCGCCCTATGCTAAGCTCAATATTCATGTCGGCGCCGCCTACGGTGACAAGCCGTTTGCTCTCGACAACTTTTGTCGCAACTTCGAACGCCTACCTGACAATGTGCGTACGCGCCTCACAGTCGAGAATGACGACAAAGCTTCGTTATACTCTACCAAAGAATTGTATGACGGCGTTTACAAGCGTATCGGCATCCCAATCGTGTTTGACTATCATCATCACATGTTGCACCCCGGCGGCCAGTCCGAACAAGAAGCACTTGAGCTTGCCTTGTCTACGTGGGGCGATATCAAGCCAGTTGTACATTATGCAGAGTCTCGCTCAATTGAACACAACAACCCAAAGATCAAGCCGCAGGCACACTCAGATATGATTCGTAATCCATTCAGCGATTACGGTCATGATCTCGATGTTATGATCGAAGCCAAGCACAAAGAGCTTGCGTTGTTAGAATATCGTGCTATAATGAACGAACAAGAAATGATACCATTAAAAAAACAAACACTAAATCGTAGGAGAGAGAATGTGGTTTAAAATAACTGGGAAGCATATGCAAGTAAATGCTCCTACTGGAAAAGTACTGACTTTTTGGCTTGGCGCACCAAGCCGGTCATTAGCACTGGAGAGGTGCAAGAAACTAAATATCGTAGACATTGAGTTGTGCGAGGAAGATCCGGGCTTCGAAGAGAGGATCGGATGAAGCGAGTATTAATAGTTGATGCACTGAACGCATATCTGCGAGCTTATATCGTCGACCCAAGCCTGTCCACCAATGGTCAACCAATCGGTGGCCTTAAAGGGTTTATTAAGATCCTACAGAAGTTGGTGCGACAGACAAAACCTGATGCAGTTGTAGTTTGCTGGGACGGACCTAATGGATCCAAGAAACGCAAGACAATGGATAAGAATTATAAGGCCGGCCGCAAGCCGATCCGCTTGAATAGGGCTTTCCATAACCTCACGGACGATGAAGAATTGCAGAATAAGATTTGGCAACAAGGTCGAG